GCGCTTGGCCTCGAGTTCGGCCAGCCTTGCCGCCTTCTCGTTGGCAAAGGCGTTGAGCGCTTCGATGGTCTGCGCCTCGCCCACCTTTGCGATGTAGGCGTCGGCCCACTTGCGCGCGGGGTCGGACGCATCGTTCTTCGCCTTTGGCATCTGCGCGACTTCGGCCAGCAGGGGCTTGATAACGTGCGGCGCGCGCTTGCCCTTTGTCGCGGTCAGTTGCAGCAACATATCGCGCTCGATGTGGCTCATGTGGCTGATACGGATGCCACCGACTTCCATGCCGCCCCACTTCACTTTGGGGTCGCGGTAGAGGGTCAGGGAGCGGCCTGAATAGACCTTCGCATCCGGCCCCCATGCGGCGACCAAAACGCGGCTCATTGACTTGCAGGGACGCCAGACGCGCGGTTCACCGACCAGCTTGATGTTGACCGGCTGTTCGGTGCCGGGATTGATCGCCACGCCTTCAATGGTGAAGGTGCGCGGGCCTGCAATCAGGTCGTCCGCGTTGATCTGGTCCGACTTGGGGACAATTACGGCGGTCATGTCGTTCATGGTCACTTTCCTCCATTGGCGCGGCGTTCGATTTCGCGCGCCGCATTCCATTTCAGGTCTTCTTCCATCGTCGGTTGGCGAAGCATCCATCCGAGGAACCCGGCTTCAACTTCCGACCAAGGCTGGCCGCGAAACTTGCCGAGCGGGCAGCGGGGAAGCAGCCGCGGCTCTTTCGTCCATGCGACCATATCCTTGCCCGTCGCGCCTGCATCGAAGAGGGCCAATAGAATGTGCGCCGTCACGTAGGCATCTGGCCCGGCGCGGTGGGATGGCTGGGTAAGTTCATGATCTGGCGCAATCTTGCCCTGATCCTGCAACCAGTAGCGCAGCGCGCCGTTCGAGTGGCTTGGTGCGTCAGGCCAAATCCGTAAAGCGGACTTGTAGGTGCAGATTACCGGAAGCGGACTAGCGAAGAACTTTGTCTCAAACTCAGCGTTGTGCGCAGCAATCGCTTGAATATCCATGTCGCGGAACATGTCACCAGCTTCAAACGGCTGCTCATTCCGACATTCGGCCAGCGAGATGTGGTGTATAGCGCGAACCTCGGGTGGCATCGAGTTCACACCGCAAAGCCATGCGCGCGGCGCGTGAACTGTGCGGGCTTCAAGATCGAGGTCGCAGGTGCCAACTTCACACACTTCGGCAGCTGGTGGTTCGGTGCCGGTCGTCTCAAAATCAATGACGCGAATAATCGTCATACAAACATATCCTGTTCAATGCGCCGCTCGGTCGGGATCAGCCCAACCGACGCGCTACGGTAAATCTCAAGGCATTCGGCCAGCTTGGCCTCAAACGCGGCGGCAGCTTCGATGATCGCGCCTTGCACGGCATCATCTGGCCAGACGCGGACAACAGCCATCGGCAGCCCGCCGCTGTAGGAAATGAAGTCCAGCCACTCGCGCTCGCTAACCAGCAAGCCGGTCTGACATTGCATCACATAGTCAGCCGGGATCGTGCCGCCGGTCAGGTTCTCGATGATGGTCTGAACCTGGTATTTCTGGCGGCGGCTCTTGATCTCGATCAGGCCATCCTTGCCCACCAATCCATCGGGCGAGTAGCCAATCGTGAAGCCCCAGCGGTCGTTCGTGACGAACCCGACCTGCTCGACTGGCGCATGGTGTTCGGAATAGGCTTGGCGGGCGTAGAACTCGTCCTCGACACCGCGCAGCATATCGTCGCTGACATACATCGGCTCGACGTAGCGCGTGATACGCTGGGCAAGCAGCTCGTAGAGGTGTGCGCGGGTCTTGTCGTTATTCGCCGCCTTGAGGGTCGGGGTGATAACGTGCTTCATTTCCGAGGCGGTCAGCAGGCCGCAACGCATGGCCAGCCATTCGTCGCTGCCTTGGGTGACTTCGGGGTGATAGATGATCGTCACTTGCTGCACTCCTGGTAAGCGGTGGCGTCATTGGCGCAGAGCCGCGCGGCATCGGCGCGCATGGCGTGGTCGAAGGCTGCAACCATGATGAGTGCAGCGAGGGAGAGAAGAACGGCGCGGGTCACTTCCCGGCCCTCTTGCTGGCGAGGTAACGGAGAGCTTCCGCAATCTCGGGAAACTGCGCCTCGTCCTTCACGTTGACCGGCATTGGCACGGGCGGGAAGGCGGTGAAGCTGGCGAGGATCGCGGCCTCGGTGCGGACCTTGCTGGCCATTATGCGGCCTCCTGCGCATGGCTGGCCATCAGGTCAGCGCGGGCCTTGGCCATCGCTTCATCAACGGTCGCGCCGGTGCCATATCCCTGCCGCCATCCATGGGGCATGGTGTTGTCCAGTTGGCCGATAGAAACCTCGAAGCGGTTGTCCGCGTCGAAGTAGCCGCGCCACTCGATCCGCACACTGTCAGCCTCGGTGAGACCCGCCAGATCGGTCAGGAACTTGTCGGGGGCGCTCATCACGCGGCCTCCCCCAGCATATCTGCGCGGGCAGCGATCACCGCACGGCCAAGCGCCTGGGCAAAGGAGTCGGCATCAAACGCGATTAGTTCGCTCTCGTAGAGCGAGGCGGCGGTATCGCAAGCGAGGCAGTCATAGCCCTGCACCTTGAGGCCATATCCACAGACCGGGCATTCCGGTTCATGCGGGCCGTCGCAGGACTGGCAGCCGGTTTCGGGATACGGGTCGTTGATGGTAGCGCGGCGGGGCGCGTGGACAACGCCCGCACCGTCGCATTCAGAGCAGACGGTGACGTGGCTATGATAGTTCCAGGGATGCTTGGGCACTGGTGCCTCCATCGGTGTTGATGGAGGCTTGGTATGCGATTATCGGAAGTCTCGCAAGTCCTAAATTGCGATTATCGCATTTTTATCGAACATAGAATCGCTCGGCCAGCAACTCGCGCACGGCAGCAATCGCGATTATCGCAACTTTGCGCTTGCGATAAACTTCCGATTATCGCATAGCGTTCCGCATGAACACCGAAGCAATCGCCGTACTGGATCACCTTGGAGGCACTTCCGCTGTTGCCAAGCTGATCGAGGCCCCTGTTTCAACGGTCCACAGTTGGAGGACTATTGGAATCCCTCCCTCGCGCATGGCCCATTTGCGGCTTGTCGCGCGGGAGATTGGAAAGCCCCTGCCGGATGACGCCACCCAAGGCCGCGCGGCATGATCTACCTCGCCGGTATCTGGATGGTCTGCTGCGCCGTGTTCGCGCTCGCCATCATTACCGCCCCGCTGGGCTGGGAGGATGCTGACGGATGGCACCCCGGCGAACCGGAGGGCGAGTGAATGCACTCCGCCATTATCACCACCGCTGCCCGCACACACTGGCGGCATGATTTCACCGGGCGCGATCTGCCGCGTCCCGCCAACGAGCCACAGGCGGCGCTTGATACCCCTCGCGCCGTGAACTGCGCCCCCGGTCCTGAACAGCGCGCCGGGGGCGCTTTTGTGTCCGCTCCTTTCCATATCAGGGAAAGCTAATGGCGAGCCGCCCGAATGTCCTCGGCTTTCTCGCCGCACCGGACAGGCAAATGTCCCTGCGCGCGGTCAGCCTCGCACTGCTCAAGGTGCGCGCCATCGACGGTATGACCTGCGCGAAACTCGGTGAGGCTCTGGCCTGCAGCGTCGATACGATCCGCGCTGCCAGCAACGAGGAAGCGCTGCTGTCCTTCGATGGCATCGCGCGCCTGCTCTACTTTTTTCCCGAACAGTCCAGCCCGATCCGCGAACTGTGGGAGCGCGCCATCGTCGCGCCCACCGATGCAGAGCGGCTTGAGCGCATCGAGCGCGACCTGGACGCCATCAGAAAAGAGGTTACGCTATGAAAAACCCCGCAGCCCTGACCGACGTCACCCTCAAGGCGCGCGGCTATCGCAAGCCGATGTCGCGCCATGACGCATGGTGCAATCCCGCAGCCGCCGATGAACGCCACCGGCTGAACATGGAGATGGGAAGCCGCGCCCTGCTTGGCGCGCTCTGGCAGCGTCACAAGCGCGTGATGCTGGTCGCAAGGGCGAGTGGCCGCAACGTGGTGGAGGCGCGCTGATGGCTGCTCCTTGCCCGCCGTTCATCCGTTTCCATCGGATGATGAAGAAGGACGCTGGCGGTTGCTGGCTTTGGACCGGACGGCTTGGAAGCAGTGGATACGGTCAATTCAAAGTGTTTGGCGAAATGATGTCCGCCCATCGCTTTGCATACACCCTCTACAGCGGCCCAATTCCCGATGGTCTCCATATTCTGCACTCTTGCGACAACAAGATTTGCGTAAATCCTGAACACTTGCGCGCAGGAACAAGGTCTGAAAACATAAAGGAGGCGGTAGAAAGAGGCCAACTACCGTCAGGTAAAAGTCATATATGGTTTGGCAAGCGCGGCGAATCTCGAACTAATGCGCAGCCCGTTTTTGTTTTGGGTAAGGAATATCCTAGCCACAACGCGGCAGAAAGAGCGCTTGGTTTGGGGAATGGGACTGTCCGCTATTGGATAAGAAACAACCCAAGCAAAGCCTATATCATCAATAAGGAAGTTGCGTAATGGCCAGTCTCAACTCATGCACGTTCATCGGCAACCTCGGCAAAGACCCTGAATGCAGGGACGTTAACGGCGGAAAGGTCGCAAACTTCTCCATTGCTTGCACTGAGAAATGGAAAAACCGGGACGGCGAAAAGCAAGAGCGCACCACCTGGGTTCCGGTAGTCGTTTGGGGCTCACTCGCCGATGTTTGCCAGCGCTTCTTGCACAAGGGATCGAAGGTCTACGTGTGCGGAAAGTTCTCTGTCCGTAAGTATCAAGACCGCGACGGCAATGATCGTTACGCGACCGAGGTCATCCTGCAGGGCCCGCAGGCGCAGCTTGTCATGCTGGACAGCAAGCAGGATGGCGGGCGAGCTGCGTCGAATGAGGGCACCACCACCCCGCATTACGGCGCGCACGGCGGGCAGTCGAGCGGTGGCTTTGCCGACGACCTCGACGACGACATCCCATTCTGACCAATCACCTCGCGCCTGATGTTTTCGGCGGGCGCATTGGAACCACGATGGCGGGC